TATTCCTACCCTCGTGGAACTCATTCGCAACAATGACCACGAAATCGGAGAGTCTTACTATGATCAAGATGAAGATGGATGGGGAAGATGTGATGACTCAACCACTAACTACCTCTGCTATGAGGAAGATGGTTGGCTCATCGAAGTAACCTATGAGTGCTGTGGAGAGTGGGATAATGACCCCGGCGATTATTGGACTCCACCGAGCTGCGATCTTAGAAGAGCATGGGGCGAGGTTACTGAAATTACCGCTACCCACTACGATGAAGATATAGATGAAGAGTCTGAGTTCAGCGAAGAGGATGTAAATAAACTCTGGATTGCTCTTGATGAAGAGCTGAAAGATATAGCATAATAAGTCAAACCAATAAACCTTTTACAATGACAAAGTACGTTTTTAGAGTCTATACGACCTACGACCCCGAGGATGGCTTCAATGCCTGGGCAAGCGGGAACAGCCGCCAAGAGGCTGAGCGAGAAATCAGGAGTGAATATCATTCCATTATCCGTGTTGAACTTATCAGAACCGAGAAGAAATGACACGAAAAGAGAGACAAGAGGCCCGGGCGGAGCGTTACCGAGAGTATGCCGATAATGCCGATAAAAGAGCAACAGCCGCCTTTAATGCCAGCAGCGCCGCAGTTGAACACATTCCCCTCGGTCAGCCTATTCTCGTGGGACATCATTCAGAACGAGCCCACCGCCGCGCCCTGGAGCGTTCCAATAGCTCAATGATGCGGAGTGTTCACGAATCCGAGAAAGCGGCTTATTACCGTCAGAAAGCCGAGGCGGTTGAGAATAACGATAACATCTACATCGGCGATGATGATGCGGTAGAACGGCTCAAAAAGAAGATTGCTGAATTGACAGCCCTTCAGGAGCAGATGAAAGGAGCCAACAAGATAGTCCGTGCCAAGAGCATGAGCGATGTCGATAAGATTGATGCTCTTGTTCACCTCGGAATCTCAAGACCAAAGGCAAACAAGATGGTCGGCTCACAAATCATCTTCCCCGGCTATATGCTGACAAACAACAATGACAAAATCAATGCCGCCAAAAAGCAACTTGCAAAAGCGGAGGCTCTGACATCAAAGGAAGATAGAGAGTACACCATTGATGACATCACAATCGAAGAGTGCTACTCTGAGAACCGTGTCCGCATCTATTTCCCCGGCAAACCCGGAGAGGAGACAAGAACAAAAATGAAGAGGGGCGGCTTCCACTGGTCAAAAACATTAGGATGTTGGCAGTGCTATATCAATCGCCGGAGCCTTGACCTCATCAAAGAGATAACAAGTCAAACCAATAAACCCGATAACAATGGGATATAAACTTCATGTAGCAGAAGAGTATCAGGTGCGTCATAACTCATCCGATGCTTTCAGCAATCGTTCCGCAGAAATCAACAGAATGCTTCACGAGAATTGCCCGGATTTAACGTGGATGGGCGAGGATGTGGAGTGCTCTGAACAGCTCAAAGTGCCACGCTCCGATTTGGCTGACCTCATCGGCAAGATTGTTGCCGATCGCGAAGATTTCGACAAGTGGCTCAAACTCTATGACATCCAAGAGTCCGTCGATGATGTTATTCGAATCATCGCGGGCTGGATTTCCAAAAGCGACCAACGTAATGATTATGTAGTTCTAACCTGGTACTAAGAAGATGACAGTAATAGAGCAACAAATGATGGATGCGGTCATATCACTCAACCGCAAAACAAAAGACGCCAACCATATTGATTGGGAGCAGCGTCGATATGAGATAGCAAAAGACATTTATACCCGTTGTCTATCGCACGAAGATGGCGACGTGAGAGCCTTCTGCAATCGAGAACTTGACATGACAGCCTCCGATTGTGTGAGAGAAGCAGATGCGCTTATCAAAGCACTACAAAAAAAGAGTGAGTGATGAATAAAGACTACGCCTATTGTGTCGGCCCCAACTACTTCGGGGGGCCGACACTCTGCGAGAATTGCAAACGGCACATACCTTTCAACACCGAAGTAAAAGAGACCTTGACATGGACAATGCCCCTTTACGATGAAAAGACCGGCACTTGCCCTCTGCATGAACCTAAAACAGTAGCGACTAACATTAACCCCAAATAAATATGGATGAAAAAGAATATAACGAGGCGTTAGAAAAGGCCAGAATCTTCTTCCTTGAGAAGTGTGGCGAAATGTCATTAGCCCATTATCGGGCATTGACATCCGCTTTCAAAATCGCGTATGAACTTGGACTCGAACACGGCAAGGCTCAGGAGCCCACAAATGGTGAGAGTAATGGCTAAATTCATCGAAGTAAAAAGAGCCGAGAATCCGGAAGTCTTCCGCTTTGAGTGTGACAAAGAAGATGAGTATATTCTCATCAATGCGGACCATATCGTAACAATTACACCAAAAGGCGAGAAATGCCTCATACAACTATCCGGCGAGATTGATATACTTGTCGATCACTCCGCCTCATGGGTAATTGGAATAATCAATGAGAGACCATGACAATGAGAACAATTAAATTCAGAGGCAAGCGAATAGACGATGGTAAGTGGATATATGGCTACCTCGCAGGTACCGACTCTATCAACAATATAGATGAAGTTGCATATCCAAATGAGGATGTAGCCCCCGAGACGATCGGGCAGTTTACCGGGATGCTCGACAAGAACGGGAAAGAAATCTATGAGGGAGACATAGTGAGGTACTATGATGACATCGAAGATGAATTGGTAAGCAGTCATGTTATATACCACAAAGAGTCCTGTTCCTTTTGCGCAGCTCCTACTAAATTGTGCGGTGATTATATCGGAATAACCGCCTATTGGCAGTTTGAGGTAATTGGCAATATCCACGATAAACCCGAACTAATCAAATAAACCATACATCATGAAAGAATTAACCCAAGCAGAGTGGCACAGGCTGCTCACTCTCTTTGTCGCAGACGCAGAAGATATGCGACCCGCGTTGATGAAGCCATTTGAGCAAGATGGATATGTATGCGCCACGAATGCCTACATTATCCTCCGTGTCGCAAAGCGGTTCATTTCAGAAGACTTCTCAACCGACAAACATCTCCCCGATGTTGCCAGTGTAACGCCGGAACACAATCCAATTTCCGCCATAACAATAGACACACTCCGAGGTGAGTTTGTCCGCCAGAAGATAGACTACGATACCACTACTGCTGATTGCCCCGATTGCGACGATGAGGGTGAGGTTGAATGGGAGTACACCGACACTGACGGAGATAAGCATAAGATGTGGGCCGAGTGTCCGTGTTGTGGTGGTACCGGGATTATTCCCAATGGCATCAACAAGAAATGTCAAGTTATAGGCGAAACAATCATTGTTCACTACATGCTGCTGTTATACCATGTGATGTTTGCACTCGGAGTAGATAAAGCCGAGATAACACGAGGCAAAAGAGAGCAGATTCTATTCCATATCGCCGAGGGTGTTGATGTGGTTGTAATGCCATGTAGCAATTCAAACAAATAAAACTATGATGGTACAAAAGCAGGTATGGCATAGCCGGACACGCTACATCATCGTAGTAGAGGGCATAGCCACCGTTCAGGTGGAACTCTACGATGAGCCACAAGGCCCAGACAAAGTAACCGCTTTCATCTGTAGCCTATGGGTTAACGAGGATGAGCGCCGATATGGTCACGCCGGAAGAATCTTAGACCGCGCCGAAGAGATAGCTGCCAAGGAGGGCCACAAGAGAGTGCATCTTGAATGGTGTTCACTCGATAGCCCTCAATGGGTGCTTGAATGGTATCTCAGAAGGGGCTATGAAGAGCGAGAGTTTGGCCCTAACTCATCATTGCTGGTTAAAGAATTAAATCAAATAAAATGAAAAGAAGAATCAAAGAAGTGCTTCTCATGCTAAGCCTTGCGCTAAGTGCAGCGTGGTTGGGAATCTGTATTTTCTATATGGTCAAAGACCATGAGGCATACAGTTCAACAATAGAGTATCGTGGGCATAGTTACATTTATTTCTACAATCACGGGACAAGTGCGGCAACTCACGATCCCGACTGCCCGTGCCATAAGGAAGATGTAAAAGAGCCATGAAACGCTGGACCCCGGAAGAAGAGAATGAACTGCGAGAGCTTTACGGCACAATGACCGCCGAGGCTCTCGCAGTTCGTTTCGGCACTACCTATCGGGCAATTTATCAGAAGTGCAACAAGATGGGACTGAAAAAGGATCAGCCGTGCAAAATTCATCTCACACCTCAACAATAGTTGTGGATGAAGATACACTGGCCGCATATGTCGAATGAGATATGCGCCCTTATACTCGGTATCAGCCATCGTTCAGTTGTCCGGCAGGCGCGCCGTCTCGGATTGCAAAAGACCGAGCAATTCATGAAAGAGTGCCAGGCACACACCTCAAAAAGAGCCAAAGAGAGCCACATCAAAAATGGCACATATCCGGCAAAGGGTTATTACTCTCCCAATCTCCAAAAGGGTGAGGCATATCAATTCAAGCCGGGCCACAAAGTAATCAAAAAACCATTTTAGCATGATAGAGATAAACGGGGTCAGGTTCTATGATGAGCCGGGGAGTTGCGGTAGTTACCCATGTCTTAAGACGGGAGCAACGCACTTCTCCCCAGGAGGGAAGCGCGGCCTCTGCATAATGTGGAATGAGATGCACCTAAGGACACGCAATATCCCGGCGAGATGTCATAAATTATTTAAGAAAGCACTCACTTATCCCGAGGGGAGTAAGCTGACGATAGTTGTAAACATGTAAATAAATTGACATGGCAAGACCAAACGGAAACGGCATCATATCTCTCCACGATGATAAGGAAACTAATCACGGGTTCTTCTGCATGAAACTCGTATCATATCTCAACGAAGAGGCAGAGATGGGTACTGATGTCTACGAAGAGCTATGGCACGAGCGTTTCGCCCAAGCAAAAGCCGGGAAATGTGCCTATCGCGAAAAGTGTCCTAACTATGCCAAATCAAAACCGCCATTCTGATGAAAGGGAGAGCAAAGATAATACACCGTCAAGGGAGCGTAGATGTAGCCGTTTGCAGTGTCCCGATGGATGACGCGCCCCGGACTTACAACAACCTCGTGAAAGCGATGAAAGACCGCGCCAAAAGCGTTTGGGGAGTGAGGTTTGTAGAGACGCCGGACTCTATCACGGCAATCTGGCCACGTTCCGATCGACTGCCCGACGGATGGAGCGAGAGCGTGAAGTTTATTCCGGAGGAATAGTGATTTTTTTGAAAAAAAGTGCTCAAAAATTTGGTTATTCAACAAAAGTTGATTAACTTTGCAGTGTCAATAAGACAAAGAGATAATTAACCCGATTGTTTAACCAAAACCGATTCAAAATGAATGACGAAAAATTCAAATCAAGAATCATCGAGGTAGTCGCCCTCTTGATAAAGTTCAGAACAATGACTGACAAGAGCGACAAGCGAATCCTCCGAGACTACATCAGAGCAGTAGTTAAAGAGTTGACCTTAGTCTAAGAGACTCCCCGAAACAAAGAACCCTCCCCCGAAAGGGGGAGCGGTTCCCTTAAAAAAATAAACTATGGCAGACGAAGAATTAGTTAAAGAGATTATGGAGCGTGCTCAATCCGATGAGGGTCAGCGGTTAGCCGATGATGTCCTGGCACGTTTGAAAAATGGAGAGGTTGCCCCGGATAAAGTAGTGGTAGACCTCAAAAGAGAGGACATTTCAAAAGTGCTGAAAGTGTCCTACATTGCAGAGCGTTTCTTTGGGCGTTCCCGGTCCTGGCTGTGTCATAAACTCAATAATGACATAGTGAACGGTAAGCGAGAGGGATTTACCATAGAGGAGCGCAAGAAGCTGAAAGCCGCTCTCGATACCATAGCATACGAGATTCAAATTTTGTCGGATAATTTGTAGTTCCTTTTTTCGTCATTCATCTACATAATCCGACGCCCCGGCCCGATTGACCTACAAAGTCAGTCGGGCTTTTTTAATTCCCTCGATTTCGGGGGAATTAAAATTGTAACCAACAATCAATCACCGCCTATGAAAGCGTATATATCAATTCCCATCAGCGGGAGACCGCTCATTGATGCCAAGTGTCAAGCCGAGCGGATCAAGGCGAAACTGACCGAACATGGCCACGAGTGCATAACCCCCTTTGATGTTTGCCCGGAATCAGGCAAGCCTTATGCCTACTACATGGGCAAAGACATTGAGGCTCTGTTAGCCGAAGACATCGACGCCGTTGTGTTCGGCAATGGTTTCCACAACTCCAAAGGCTGTCGGCTGGAGCACGCTGCCGCCGAAATCTACGGCAAGCGAATAGTCTATCAGTCGTGTTTCTATTTTCTCGATCTCACAACCCTTAAACCAATTCCTATCAAATGAAGAAAAAGTATCGTATCAGGAGAACCTGCAAATGGGTTCACTCACACAACCGGCATCTGTATTGCCCAACATACTCCGTTCAGGTCCGCACATGGCCGGGACTTTGGATTGATGTAAAACAATTCAAGGATGAAGAGGATCCCGACTTTGCCCGGCGTGAGGCAAAGGAACTGTTAGACAAACTCAACGAGAAATAAGACATGAAAGTAATCATCACCGGCGGCGAGGGCTTTATTGGAAAGGCTCTCGCCGTTGCGCTTAGAAAGCGAGGCATTGAGGTGTGCAGTATCGACCGCCTCAACGGGATTGAGGCCGGTGATTTTTTCACATCCGCCGACATCTCCGGCGTTGATTGTGTTTATCATCTTGCCGCTCAGACATCCGTTTTCAACGTGAACAAGACCGACATTATCCGCGACAACATTGAGGTGTTCAAAATCGTTTGCGATGCCTGCGCCCGTCGAGGTATAAAGTTAGTCTATGCCTCATCATCGACAGCGGCCGATGGCAACACAACATCCATCTACGGCATCAGCAAGCGTTTCAACGAGGACTATGCCCGGTGTTATCATCCGAGAGCAACGGGGGTAAGGTTTCACAACGTGTACGGTCCCCGACCGCGTCAGGGTACTCTTCTTTGGCACCTGCTCAATCAGGAGCGGGTGAAACTCTACAACATGGGGCGTAACGTGCGACACTTTACCTACATTGATGACATTGTTGAAAGTCTTGTTTATGCCTATGGGTGTAACCATCAGCTCATCAATGCCGCGAATCCGGAGGAGACAACCACTCTGCATTTCGCTGAATTGGTAAAACAATATAAACCTCTTGAAATAGAAATGATTGCAGAAGAGCGTGATTTTGACCGCAAAGAGCAATCGGTCAACGAGGCGGTTTATACAGTACCTTTGCAATATACGCCTGTTGCAGACGGCATAAGGCGCATATTTGAGAGCATGGACTATGAGCAGACGCAGTAAGATAATACGCATGGATAATTGGGATGTTCCAACCTCTCGGCCTCGGCTGAAGGGTGGGAATATCCCTCTTTGTGATTTGTCGCCCCGGACTGTCCTGCACCATCTCGGCTCCCTGGTGTATTTCGCCCAGTTCAAGCGTACCAAGAGCGGAACGCCATTCAGCGAGATAAAGCACTCGGCCGATACCGCCGCTTTGTTTGCCGAGACAGCCTGCAACTTCATTCAGCGTCTTGTCAACAATACGGAAGATTGGTGTATCATCACCACGCCCCGGCGCCGTCATGCAGACGGGTTCCACTTCGCCACTGCGGTATGTGAGCGCATAGCGGACACTCTCGGCATTCCGTTCTATGCCGATGCCGTTCAGTGTATCAACCGCAACCGCTTGGATCCCGACTTTCATCTGCTCCGGCCCATTGCCGAGCGGCGGGTTATAATCTACGATGACATCATCACCACTGGCACCACACTGACAGCAACCGCCGAATTGTTGAGCGATCGTGATTTTGTTCTCAACCTCATCGGCATAAATAACCGTTAAATCCACTCTCCCGGCTATGAATTTGACCCAATCCCCACCACATTCATACAGCAAAACGGCTTTCACGGGCATATTTCGCGCCTCAAACGGGCTTTTTTGTATGATTCCTACAAAATTTTTCGGGGCGGGTTAAAGCCAAAAGACTTTTACAAACATCTGTCAAAGTCAGTGTCAAAGTCTATTGTATCTTCTTTTGATTCTCTTTTGATTCATCTGAATGGTACAATAGGAAACAATAGAATAATTAACACCTCATCATATCATCATCACAATGGCAAAGAAAGAGAAACAGCAGCGCATAAGCCACGAGCGACGGCTCACGGAAAAGCAAGAAAGGTTCTGTCAGTTCTATCTCGATACTGACGGCAACGCATCTGAGGCGTACCGCATGGCTTATGACACATCGAATATGCAACCGGAGACAATCTGGAGCAATGCCAGCCGACTTTTAGCAAGTAGCAAGGTTGCAACAAGGATAAACGAGATAAGAGCGGAGAGGGCAGCGCGCTCACGCATCGAGCGCGAAAAGGTCGAGCAGGTTCTCATGGATATAGTAACAGCCGACCCTAACGACCTCTATATAGTGGATGCCAAGACCGGCAGAATCAAGATGAAGACACCGAGCCAACTGCCCAAGCGTATGCGCAACGCCTTGAAGAAGATAAAGAACAATAAAGGCGTAGTCGAGTATGAGTTGAACGGGCGAGTAGAAGCCGCCCGGTTGTTAGGCTCGTGGAATGGTTGGGATGCCCCCAAAGAGGTTAATGTCAACAATACGGGCAACATGACTAATGAAATCCGCATCGGCTTCGGCGATGATCAGGATTAGAGAGATTATGTTGATAGGTTGTGTTGAGAGTTTAGCAATAATGTTGAGAGCAAACATCAATATAACATATATAGTACCGCCAAGTAGCAAAATGTAAACTTTCCCCAATAGCGAGATACCGAGAAATGTAGCAAAGTGTCAGCGACACGCCCAAAAACCGCCAAAAACAATGATTCTGAATTATAAGTTATTCAACCCACTGTTCTTCTACCTGCTGATGTTCTTGCAGAATAAGACCATCCGTAACATCATCATGTTCGGAGGGTCCTCATCCGGCAAGACATACAGCATGGCTCAGGCTATCCTCATACTGACACTATGGGAGGGAACGAATCACCTTGTAATGCGAAAGGTCGGAGCGTCAATCAAAGATACCGTCTATCAAGATTTCAAGACAGCCGCCGAGCAACTTGAAATAAGTAAGTTGTTCAAATTCTCCGATGGAGTCAAGACTATAACCTGTATTCAGAACAAAGCGAGAATCGTGTTCAAAGGTCTCGATGATGCCGAGAAAATCAAAGGTCTATCGAGTTTCAAGCGTGTCGTTCTCGATGAATGGTCAGAGTTTGAGGAAGCCGATTACAAGCAGATTCGTTTGCGTCTGCGTGGTATGGAGGGACAGCAGCTCATCTATACTTTCAACCCCATCAAGGAGACCCATTGGATTAAAAAGAACGTATTTGACAAGCAGAAATGGCATGATGTCCCTATGGCTGTAAAGTTAGGCAGTCAGACAATACCCGAAGAACTTACAAGGGTAAAGTCCATAAAGATGAATGAGCCTAGTGTGATAATGCACAAGAGGACCG